TTAATCTAAAACATAAAATAATTGATTTAACGCAAAATAAGTAACGCTAGTGTCGACGGGCATAAAACTCATTGCATTGGCGTAAGACGCATGTACTCGACCACCAGTCGATTTGCTCGTTGGCGCGTAAGCCATCGCCGTTCTTGTTGTCTGTATCTCAAGAGGCACAGAAGCAAAAGCGTTAGCTGATGCCCATGCGGTTGATTTTTGAACTTGACCACGGAAAAACACAATTCTAATTCCAAAAATGCATAAAATCATATATTGAGGTGTATTAAATTCGGCTGTAGAATATCCTGCGTTAAGCGGTAAATCTTTCCAAATTGTTTTATAAAACGAATCTGCATTTACAGATAAAGTTGTTTGTCCCTCCTTAGAGAAATCTAACGAATCACCGCGTAGCATTGCCTCTTTTAGTTCTCCGGAAACATTATGATCCATCAGTTGCTGTGCTACTTTCACACCACCGAGCGTTGTAACATCACTTTTTAAAATAGTAGAGCCGGCACCAGTTGGCAGTACTGTAGCAGCATTAAAGCCATCGTCATTCATCGTGACCGTCCCAGTAAACAAATTGCCTTCATCATCACGATAATTAATATTGTGAATAAATTCAGCACCTGTGATACTCCCACTCTCTACATCACCTAATTTCGCAGTAATCGCTGATAACTCCCCGACTTTTAAAGCGTTATAATCCAGAGGTATTTCTTTCCAAATTATCCCATCCCACTTAAAAACACCTGTTATAGTATTTTCAACCTCATCTATCTTGAACCATGTATCGTTTATCTTTGGAATAGCTGGCGGTAGCTCACCATAAAAAGGTTTATTGTTATCACCAGCTTTCATTAACGCGTCATTAGCTGTATCTATTGCTGTGACAGCGGAATCTTTAGCATCATTTGCTACTTGTTTTGCATCTGTTGCATTTGTATTTGCATCATTTGCTACACTTTCGGCACTACTAGCGATTTGCTGTGCTGTTTCAGCCTTATTACTTGCGATTGACGCAACTTTATTAGCATTTGTTGATACTTTCGCGTTTTCCCTCAATTGATTTATAATCGCAGGTGTAGCCGAATTAATATCAATAAAATCACCAACTACACAAGTGCTTTTTGACATATCGCTATAACAAATATTTAACTCAATAACCCTTGCTTGTACTGTAATTTGAGGACTCATTTCTAAATCTACAATTCTTACAAAACTGCCTTTTCTTATTCGATGTGCTTCAAAACCATAGACTTGTTCTAACATTAAAATATTTGCTTCATATTGATATGATGGCGATGATAGCTTTCTAAGTTCTAAAGTACCCCATTGTTTCAACGCTGCCGCATTTGTTATATTTTCATTTACAATCTTAGTCATTAAGTAACCTGTGCCGCTTGGGTTGTATTGCTCATTTGCTTCATCATTATAGATGTAATTCAATCCTCCATTAACAGAAGAAATGTTTAATTGTGTCCCATCAGCTTGCGTTGCGCCCAGAGGTATAAGAGCAGTCTTAATGTTCGTAAATAATACTTTCCTCGTTATTCCTTTAATGCCTATGCCGCTCTCAATTCGAACACCTTCATTATCCCCAAACTGTTTCGCGACTTTACAATAATAGCCAACTATCCTCCCTTGAAATGTTTTTACATAAAACTTAACTTCGCAATCAAAAGCAGTACAAATTTGATGTAGGGCTTCTTGAGCTGTTATATATCCTGAGAACTCCAAATTTGCAACTGCCCCTACATTTTCTGTATCTTGAGGAATCCATCCACTCCCGCCAAGCACATATGTTAAAGCGGGACCAATATTACTATTGGAAAAAGCGCGATCTGTCACAATTACATTATTCAAATCAAAGATAAAAACATTTTCGCAAAAGATTCTTTTTTGAGGTTTCAAACTATTGTCATCTCTGATGTCTTGCACTTCAATAATTTTGAATAACAATGAATCATCGTTTAAGTCTTGAAGCATTACATAATTTCCACCTGTTAAATATTTTGAACTTTCGTCATCTGTCAAAACAGAAAACTCATAAGTTGAATCAAAATCTATAACTTTCTCGGTGTGTGAATCATTAAAATAATGAGTTTTATTTGTTGAATCAACGGATATAGATTTTACAATTTCTTTATTTTCATCTAATATCAATAACATTTAAACACTCCTTTAAAAAGTTCTTGGCCTAACATATACTGTCCAATCTGCCGCTTCAAACGGAGATACATTTAATACTTCTGTTGTACCGCCAAATAACTTAAAAAAATGACTTCCTATTGCTAGATTCTGCATAAAAGGAATGCCATTTTTATAAATTGTTTCTGTTTCAAAATCAAACATTAATTCATCAGATGCATGCGCTATAACTTGCGGAGCGGTATTTGCAACAATATTTAATTTTTCAACAAGTGTATCTGTGAAAAACAAATCGCGGTTAGGGTCATGTGTGCCTGATGCCGCAGCATATATATTTAATTGAGCTAATTTTTTTGTGTATTTATTAGCGGTATCTACAAATACCTTTTTCTTCGTCCAGACAGGCTTTATATTACTATCTAGTTTGATAATTTCAGCGGTAAATTGATTCCCTATTTTAGTTAAAATAAAGTAACCATAAAAATCTCTGTATTCATTATATGCACCTGTTTGTACCTTCTCTGTCACTGTTTTATATTTTCCGTTAACTTTTTTTCTAGTTGATACTGTTTTGTATGTTTTAGTAACTTTCCCTGCCTCATTAAACAAATCTTTTTCAGGATAATTAGCAACATTTTGATCGCCAATAGATATTTTAACAATATTGACTTCGGTATTTGCGGCATTATCTTTTATTTGAAACGTTGCAATTTTTGCTCCTTTTTCATCAACAAGATACACTTCTAATTTACCTTGTTGCTTTTGTGCCGATGCTATGTTTTGAAGGCGCATTCTTACACGCCAGTTATCCTGCGCTTGGGGAAGAACTACTTTACTCATTGGTCCATGCCACTGTGCGCCAACACCATAATCAGATGCTCGAAATACATTTGCGGTTGAAGTGAAACTCCCATCAATAATCCCGTTATTTGCGTCTAATTGAAATGTCAAATCTGACTGTTGCATAGGTGTCCATGTAGCTAATACATTCATTAGATCGTTTAAAATTATTTCCGATGGTTTAACTGGAGTTTCTCCAGAATCTGGATCAACTCCTTCGCCAATGTATAAGTAATCCTCTTTATTCGATACAGCGATATAAGTGACATCCTGTTTTATAACTGCTCCAATTACAGGGCTGGTAGGTTGTGAACCGTGCACTGGTAATTTGTTACTTTCACTAGTTAGCTCAAATTCTTCTTGTTCATAATAAACATACGGGTCTGAACAAACAAAATTCAGCGTTGCCCGTCCGTTATATAAAAGCCTATCTAAGTCTGTAGATCCTTCAAATCGACCATAATACGTCTTTTCAGGCGCATCATCAATTACCAAAGAGCGTTCTTCTGCATCTACCTGCATCAACCAATCAGCGACAGATGTAGCCCTCTCGCTCAATTCTTTAAGGCTATCTCCAATAATTTGTATTTCTAATTGTATCCCTCGTTGACCAACATTTGGTCCAAAATAAAAAGCACCAATACGACCACTGACGCTTTCCGTATTACCTTCGTTTTGTGGGAACAATGGTGGTTTAATGTCAATTATTTCCACATGCTTATCAAATGAATGAATACCTTTATATGTGAATCCTAAACTCATAAAATCACCCCTTGTGCTCGATTAGTTCTAATAATACGGTTGTTTTGAATTTCTGTTATAAAATCTACCGTTTCCTCCGCCACCAGACGACCATCTAACATTGTTTTATTAACAATTTGAATTGGTTGTACTGTAACTGGGTTTCCGCTTCCTTGCGTTGCTATAGAAGCCCCTGAGTAAGCCGTAATTTCTTTTGTGTTCGGGGTAACTGGGACTGAAATAGCAGGTGATAGACTTGTTAAATGTTTTTGCATTTTATGAGCCGCCAAATCTATAGTATTTAGATTCTTAAGCATTCCGACTCCAATTCCCGCTGGCACTTGTTCACCAACTTCATCGCTCATTAGTCGAGAAGGCGAGTGGATTTTCAATCTTTTTTTGATTGTCGATTCAATTGTTTTAGCTAGTTGATCCGCTTGTTTCTCTAGTGGACCGTTCATTTGCTTGAACCCTTGAATAATCCCCGCTACGGTCTGTACACCAAGTTTAGAGCCAGCAGTGCGATATTCTTTTGCTTTATCGAGTTCTTTTAGCCAAGAGGCATTCGCATTTGCCAAATCTTTTTTAGCTTTATCGTTCGCCGCCTTGACAGCTTTATCCATTGTCACTTTATCATTTGCAGAAGCGTCTAAGCCCAGCTTGTTTGCATTAGCATGTTTTTTACTCCACTCAGCTTGATATTGTTTCAGTTGAGTATCGGACATGCCAGCAATTGCTTTAGCTTGTCCTGTAGCACTTACGCCCATGTTACGTATCTCATCTATAAGCCCTTTACTAACACCGCGTTTTTTCATTTTATCAAGTTGAGCCATAAAATCTTTTTGTTGGGCTGTTTGTGATTTGAGATTTTTAGTTAAATCACTTCCACTTGCTTTTTCTGTAACAGCAGCATCAAATAGTCCAGTCTGATTATATGCGGCTTCTTGATTTGATTTAAGAGCATCGTTATAAGTCTTCTTCGCTTCGTTTATAGATTCCTTAGCTGTTTTATTTATTTTAGCTACGTTATCATAATACTTTTGTGTGCTGCTTTTTATCGACTTATTAAGCTTTGTTTTTTGAGTACTAATTTCTTTATTCGCACTTGCAATATTCAATTTGATTTGTCTTGTTTGCGCCGCATTTAAGCGATATTGCTTATTAATTTGTTTTAATTTATTAATGTACGATTGTGCGCTAATTGCGCCTGTTTTGTAATCTACTTGCACATTTGATATTTTATTACTTACATTTTTCGCATAGCTTGTTTTAGTACCTTTTGCATAACGAGGTACGTTACTCAAAGCTTTAGCTGTTTTATCTCCTCGCAACACCTCAGTACCCCGTGGTAGATCAAGAAGAACGTTACGACCTTTAGGAACAAAACTATTCCCATCCGGGGTGGTAATCATTTCTTCATAGTTACTTCCTTTTGCATCATTAACTAATGCAGGTCCGCCTTTGTGGTTATTTGTCCCAGTTGCATAACCTACCTCTTGAATTCCGCTTGGACTTTTACCACTCGTTTTGTATGCAATAGAAATTACTTTTTGATTTTTCATGTTGAGCATATCACGCCACGAGTTTATAGCATTGTCAATAGCGTTTTTAGTAGCCTCTGCGTTGGAATTAATAACTAAATCTTTTCTATGGACAGCTATGTTGTTATAGTCGTCGACTGTTCTACTACCTCTATCTATTTTTGATAATAGGTCTCTGTTGTTTGCAAAAAGGTTTTTAAGATTCACCTTTTGTCCGTTATATTGAACAATAACATCTTTACCACTCTGAATTTTATTCCTAACATCATAGTTATTTGCTAAAAGCGTCTTTAAATCTACGTTCGTTCCGTTATAGCTAACTAACATCCCTTTAGAAGAATTCATTTTCTTTATTACATCAGAATTATCAACTACTAAAGTTTTCATTGATGGAGGTAAGTTGTCCCAAACTCCCATGTCTTGCAGAGCTTTTTGTAACGCCAGACTAGTATCTGCATTCGCAATCATACTTTTTTGTTCAGGCTTCAATTTATCCCAAATACCTAAATCTGACAACGCGTTAGCTACATGTATAGAGTCCTCATAACTGACAATTAATTTCTTTTCGTTGAAAGTCATCTTATCCCAGCGACCACTTTCAATAGTTGCTGTTGCAATAGTCTTTTTAGCATCTGTGGTTAATTTTGCTTCTTTCATGATGAATTTAAGATTATTCCAACCATCGTTAGACTTGGCGGCATCCAAAACAACTTGATTTAAATTTGTTTTTACTTCCCCAGTTTTAGGGTCTAAAACTAAATCGCTCCAAGCTAAATCTGCTTTACTTGCGCCATCGCCAATTAACTTACTAGCATCACTAACCCCGCCTGCAGCTTCTTGTACATTACGAGTGAATTCGTCATAACTTAAACCCATTTCATCTAAAGCTGATTTAATATTCTTTTGAGCTACATCATTACTCACACCTAGCTTGTCGTATAATTGTTCTTGTGTTTTAATCCAAGCCGTGACACTTGAACGGACTGTACTATCCCGCTCCCTGTCCATTTGACTTATAGAGTCGTTATATGATTTCTTGTCGATAAGACCGTCATCATAAGCTTTTTTCAGCTCTTTCTTCTGTTTGTTTGTAGAATCAATTGTTTTTTTAGTAATCTTATTCAAGTAGTCCGATTGTTCAACAAGTGCATTTTGATTAAGAGATTCGACTTCTCCATTCATAGCTTTAATAATTTGTTTTTTCTTGCTTTGATTCAATCCTAGACTTTCTACTTGTTCTATTTGCATCGCTTTATAAATATTGTTTACTGTTTTCGATTCTTCAGAAGTAAGGTTTCGATGCTCATCTGCAGCTGATTTATAAATATTCTGGATTTCCTTGTATTGAGCACTTACATTATCTTTTCTTTCATTTGCTCTCTTTTCAGAGTCTTTCATAGAATCATCTAAAATAGCCTGAACAGCTGGAGAAAATTCTTCGTAGGACTCCTTAAAGCCATTTAACGCATCATCTGTATTTTTCTTGATTTCATCAGCCATGTTTTTAAATGCAGTTACTACACGCTCGCTGTCATCTGTCGCACCTGATGCAAAGGTATCTAGTGCAAGCTTGCCTTCTGATGCAAATTCATTAAATTTACCCATGGATTTATCAGCTTCTGCACCAATATCATAACCCCATGTTTTTATACGTTCTTTACTCTCTTCAATTTTACTTATATGTTTATCCAACGCATAGATTCCTGCACCAAGTAAAGCCGCGCCTGCTAGACCAATGACAGCTGGCAATGCTCCAAACGATCCTGCTAAGCCTGCCGCTGCTAAACTAGTTCCTTCTACTGCCGTTGTAGTAGCGCCAAAGCCAGCAGCTAAAGGAGCTAATTTACTCCCTAAACCTAAAATCTTACCTAAGCCCGCGAATCCTTTTATTAATCCGCCAGTCATTGTTACTAGTTTTCCGCCAATCATCAGCACAGGACCAGTGGCTGCTAAAATTCCAGCCCATTTTATGATACTTTGTTGTTGTGCGCCGGAAAGGTCATTAAATTTATCAATCATTTTATTAGCCCACTCGATGATTGGAGTGAGGGCAGGCATTAATTTTTGTCCTACGTTCTGTTCTAATACTTCGAGCGAAGCTTTGAATTGATCCACACCAAATTTACCAGCTTTTCGCATATTATCAGCAACTTGTTTAGTATATCCATTTGCTTCATCAGCGCCCTTAGAATATTTACGTAGAGAATCGCCTCCCGCTTCTAAAAGCGTATTAACAGCTGATAAAGGTTCACGTCCGAAAATCATCGTCAAGAAAGAGTTTTTCTGTGTTTTTGTCATTTTCTTTGTTTTATCATTAATATCATCCAAGAGAGTTGGTAAAGTTTTCATATTGCCGTTGTTATCTTCAATTGTTAATCCAACTGCCGACATTGCTTCTGCAGCTGATTTTGAAGGTTTAAGCAAACTTGTAAGCATTCCCCGTAAGCCGGTACCCGCCTTTTGCCCTTCAATACCGCGGTTAGAAAGCAAACCAACAGCTGCTGCTGTATCTGTAAGTGAATATCCTAGCGAATGCGAAATAGGACCGACATAGTTCATTGCTGTTCCCATATCAGAGAATCCAGCCGCTGTTTTATCAGCTACGTAGGTTAGCACGTCAGCAACTTTGTTTGTGTATTCCATCTGCTTATTTGTATCTTTAGAAATCATTCCAAATTGTTCTAATGTTGATGTTGTAACAGACATTACTGTTTCGAAATCATCGCCAGATGCACGAGCAGCATTAAAAATCGCAGGCATAGACGCCATTGTTTGATTGATATCATAGCCTTTTTTAACCATTTCTTTCATACCGAGCATAGTTTGCTCAGAAGCTACGCCGTATTTAACGCTAGCTTTTTGCGCATAATCAAATACCTGCGTGTAACGATCGCCAAACTCTTTCGCCGATTCTCCGGATTCACGCAATAAAGAGTTAACTTCTGTCACTTCATTATCAAAATCAAGATACGCTTTAGTTGATTTAACCATTCCCGCTACAATTGGCGCCGTAAATCCAACGGTCATCGCGGTTCCAGCTTTTGTTAACTTTTGGCCAGACTTTTCAAGCATATTTCCGAATTGTTCAACTTTGACGATAGATGAATCAAGACCTTTAACATTAATGTTTTTCTTATTGATTTTGTCGATATTATCAGATGCTTTTTGCCCTTTCTTCGCAAAATTATCCATATCCTTATCGATTTTGTTCATCTGGCTTTTATAGCCATTTTCTCGTATTTTTATATCGTAATAAATTTCTCCCGCTTTACTCATATTTTCACCCCTCTTTCAGCTTGCTGTTAGCTCTCAAAGCCTTTTCTAATCCTTCTTCATTAGAAGCAGCATCCTCAAAATATCCACGCTTTAACATGATTCGATTTTGCTTTATTTTTTCTTTCAGCAAATGTTTTGGCACTTTGCTTCGTTCAGTCATTCGAATTTCAAGAGTTGTCATAAATGGTGTTTCCCCACCTAAATTCATTAGAAATGTCCGGAATTCTGAAAAAGTCATATTTGACAATTCTTTGCGCAATCTGATACCGTAATACGACAAAAAAGAAGACTCTATTAAATCAAAGTCTTCAACTATTCCGTAATACTGTTTTCCTGTGGCTTCCCCTCGTCACTTTCCTCGCTCATATCGCTTTCAAATAATTTAGCTATAATGTATTCAATAAGCCCCTCGTAGACTTTAGTTGGCAATGTTTTAGAATTGATTTCTTCTCTGTCTTCTTTGCTGAAAAAAATAGCAAAAATATCATCGTTCGTTGCTACAATTCCATCTGTGATAGTCATTAACAATTCATGCATGTTTTCATCATTTGGTATTGTATGTTCGTCATCACTTTCATCAGCTTTTAGTTTAGGCGCAAGAACTTGTCCTAAAATTTTGGGGGCTTCATCCAAAAGCGCACTGTACTTAATGTGTGCTTGTGCTGAAATGTCCGCATAATATACTTTTTCGTTAATTTCCAATGGAAGTTTTACTTCGTTCTCGTTAAATTTAAATGATTTCATTTTTTTCCTCCAAATTAGTAAAAGCCCTCACTCAGAGGGCTTCGTATTTTGTTTATTAGGCAGATGTTACAGAAACAGAAACGTCATTTTTAACCGATGGTTTCACTTTGGAAGCAACTGTGATTTTAATTGCAGTTACTGTTGTAGCAACGCCTGTCACAACACCATCACTATCTACGGTTGCTTTTGCTTCATCAGATGAAGTGAAAGTTACATCTTGCGGAGCACCTGATGGCAATACGCCTGCTGTGATATTAACAGTTTCTCCTACTTTTACTGTTTTAGAGGCGCTATCTACCGTTACGCTAGTTGGTTCAATGGTAGGCGCCGGCGTAAAAACTGGTGCGCCATTAGAATTTAATGTTGCAGAAAATGAACCGATATCGTTTGCGCCACCACCACCAAAATCATTAATACCGATTGGACCAGTGATTTCATATTTAGCACCCGATGGGAGTTTCACAATAATAGTTTTTTCCGCTGAAGCTCCAACTTTGTCCCATGTTTCACGTAATTTATTTTGCCCTTCATCTGAATCATTGTATTTCCCATCTAAACCTAACTCCATTGCCATCCCTGTTTTAACCGCTCGCTCAAACTTTTCGCCAAGTGTTGTGTACTGTTCAATATTAGAATTCAAGCTAATATCTAGTGTTTCCAAATCTTTAATTAATACTCCATCACCGGTTGCTAAATTTGCATCTCTCACGAAGATTTCAATTTCTTTTACTGCATATGTTGGCATTTGCCTACATCTCCTTTTCAAATAATATTGTTAGTTGATAAATCAAACGACCATCATCGTCATAATCGACTTGTCCGCCGCTTGCTACATCTGTTGCTACTACCTTCTGATTTTGGATATTCAGCTCAGAAGGGTTTGTTAAAAGAAAGTAGTTACGTAATAAATCGTATGTTCGTTTGCATTGAATTGTGTTTTTGTCATAAATTAAAAAGCCGATGCTCTCACGAACACGACTTTGCGTTTGTACTTGCTTGTTTTGAAATGTCGGTGCTTCATTAATTACTACCATTGAATCAAGCCCCGTTTGTTTAATGAATCCAAGTGTTTTTATAGCTGGGAATGTTTTTTTGAAATGTGCTACCAAATCTTCAATCATAAACGCATCCCGCCCTCTACAATTTGGTTAATACTCTGAATTCCATAACTTACAGCCATTTCGTACCAACGTGGATTCCGACGATTTTCATAATATTGTCTGCGGGCATAAGGAGTTAAACTAAACACTCTAGCTACAGTTGAATTTTTTTGGATGATAACTTTAAAATCCGAACTTCGTCGCAAGTCTCCATACAAAATTGGAGTAACAGGCTGCGCTAATTCAACCAATTCTCGCCCAGCCTTTGCAGCCGTTGACAAAGCTTTATTATGAATATCATCTATGACTGCATCTTTAAAACTACTAAAGCTCATGCTCGGTCACCTCTCCTACGACAATTTCAAAATGATGTATACTACCGTCGGGATTCGGCGGGAAAGATACGCTCTGGACCTCACCTTTGATTGAACAATAGCCAGGAATAACAAAAGATACATTGTCCCCTTCGTTTACAACAAAATCTAATTTGTTGCAAAATAAGTTAATAATATATCTTATGTTTAACCCTTCCTCTGTTTTATTTACGAGCTTTTCAAACTCATAGCGAAACATTGATTTATTAATTGCATCTGGTAAAAGATTTCCAAAGTCATCGCGCCCGCTATTACTAGTTATTGTAACTTCTGTGTTTAGGACAGCTTCTGGAATAGGTGGTAATTGAAAGCTCATTAACAGCCACCTACTCCCGCATAAAGCCATCCACTAGATAAAAGCAAATCCATCACTTTGTCTGGAACGTCAGGTATAAAGTTGTTCGAGTTTTGTGATTGACCACCCATAGTTAATTTACCTAGTGTAAAGTTACCAATGCCAATAAACTCACCATATTTCTTGATGTGTTCACACTGCCATGCAACAGCTTGCTTAATATCATCATCTACATTGTCAAGGTCTACGATATTAGGCATAATTTGCTTGTCAATTGCTACAGAAGCGGCTTTTATTAAATTATCCGCTTCTGTTGGTTCGATACTTAAGTTTGTTAGACTAGCTAACTCACTTGCTGTAATATACGTTTTCATTTACTCACCCTCTTTATTTTTGGGCTCCTTTTTACTCTTGGACGGTTCTTTTTCTGGTTCTTTTTCTGGTTCTTTATACTCGAACTCTTCAAAACCATCAATTTTCAATTGATTGATTAATACAACATCGTCTGTATTGTAAACGACATTTTCTTTTTTTAATTGCATTTCCCTAACCTCCTTCTCCTTAGACTTCTGTAGAAGCGATTAAGCCATCTTTTTGTTGGTCCAACACAAAAATGTCGTGGTATACACGATATTGATACAACCAGCCATCACCTTGTCCTACAGAGCCAGGTGCGTGCAAATAGATAGAAGCGTGTTTTGCGCCGCCAACAACAGTACCTTTATTTACAAGTAAGAAATTCAGTTTCTTAGCACCTGCAGCTGGTTTGTAACCATCTGTAAAATCAAAAGTATCATAGAAACGATCTTCCGCTTCTACCTCAACAATACGTGTACCATCAATGGCCGTAATACGCGTTTCGATGGATGAAGGACCAATGTTTTGCACATTAATAGCTCGAACAAAATCATCACTAAGTTCTAATGCTGCCATTACATCTGGTGAAACATACATAACAAGATTCTGAGTTCCGTATTTCTTCACTTTTCGAATTGCCGCTTTTAATTTTGTGAACACATTATCTTTAGTGATTTCTTCCGCAACCGAATTACTATTTGTTTTCGCTGCTGTTGCTAACTTAGAAAATCTATAAGCGTCCATTTCTGGTCCAGCATGCCGAGAATTAAACTCTTTAGTAACATTCGCAGCAGAAAGCGCTTGACCTGTTTCGTCCACATCCATAACATCTACAAAGAATTCTACATCACGATCAAAATCAATCGTATAAGATTTATTTGTGTTTGAAGCAGAACCTTCGTTATATCCTTTATTTCTTGTATGTGCTTTAAGTCCTGTTGTTGTGATAGTTTGAATCTTAAACGTTTTTGCATCTAACCATACAAGGTTAGGTGTTTCTAATTCGTTTGTGTAAGTGCCGAAGACTAACTTCTGGTCGAGCTCCTTACCGTACTTGTCTACATAGTTAATAGCCATTTTGCTATCTCTCCTTTTCTAATTATGAATTTAATGCTTGAATGAATGGGTCTGTGGCACTTGGCTCACTTGCATTGCCTAGCCCTGCTCCGATTGGTGGAGGCGTGTCACCATCATCAGATTTTGCAATCCATTCCGGATATTGCTCTGCGAATTTCGCTAAGTTGTCGTCATTTCGCTCTTCATCCCCAAAAAGCTTCGTAAATGCTTCATAGCGTTCTTCTTTTACGCCGCTTTCTTTTAACTTACTGTGCCACTCTGCCGTTTGTTCTTTCTGAACATATTCATCCAGCTTTGATAGTGCCTCGTCTTTCTCTTTTTGAAGTTTTTTCAATGCCTTTTCAGATGAATCATGTTCGCCCACTTGATCGTTAAGCTGATTAATTTGGTCGTTTAACTTCGTGATTTCTTCCTCATGCGCGCTTTTGATGGTTTCAATCTCTCCATTAAATTTCTTTTTTTCAGCCGCTAAGCGATTCTTTACAATTTCATCCAGTTCTGCTTGGTTAAAATTCTTATCGTCCCCGCCTTCAGCAAAATGTTGGATGTCAAACTTGCGCTGTAAATAATTCTTCATATTTCCTCCTTTTTAAGCTCTGAGTGAGCCATCCCTGTCTATTAGTTGCCGGCAGGTAGGCAAGATTTTTATATCAAGCCAAACAAAAAAAGCGTTCATTTAGACGCTTTTATAATTTCTCTATCCAATTCTCTCTCTAAGAATCGATTGTTATTCAAATGGTCTTGCAAAGCTTCTTCCCATTGCCTTACTTTCCCAGCTGTATATTGTTTAGAGGGACCTTCTGCAAGTATATCTTTTGTTTTCCAATCACGAATGCCGCGCTCGTAGTACCGTTGCTTACTTTGCGCTTCGTATTCTTCTTCATCATATGGTATAGGCTCGTCTGTTTCGTCACCTTCGAAATACGAATATAAAAAATGGTGGCAATTTGGATGAAACAAGCCATCGTTTTCCGCTTCTTGTAATGTTTTATATTCATTGCTTTCGTAGTTAACTGATAGCACTTCTCCTTGCCAAGGAGCACAACGCGGACAACTTCTCACGTGAGCTGACACTTGAACTAATTCGTGCTCATATCTTCCAAGAACGCGTTTCATGGCATTTAAACCAACATTAAAAAAAGCACCTCTTGAAGCCATTTCCATGTAAGCTCCTGGTCGGTACTTTCTTCCAGACTGATCTATAACATTTTTTATCCCATCACCTAAAACATTAATAAGTGATGTTGCGATAGCATATTTTAAAACTCCATTGCTATCTTTTGTTTCCTTAACCACTTGTTTGTATTTGGAGGGCGCGATTTTTTGCCAATAATTAGCCATATCTTCCGAAATTTGGATAAGCGCATCACTTTCAGATAAATAGTCGTCATTTTGTATATCAACCTCTTTCTTAGTTTGATATCTGGCTTCCATTTCGTCCTCGTATTCATTCACGCAATCGAGATAAACACTATAAGTTAGTTTATCTATTTTATCCCTAGTTCCATCTTTAAAACGGCTAATATGTGCTTTCAGTTCCCTTTTGAACTTTATTAAACGTGACTGCTGAATGAATTTCCATTTTGTTGGGTTTTTAGCACCATACATAACGTGTTTTTTTATCAACAGAAGTAACTCTATTTCAGCATTATTAAAGTGATTTCGTAAGATAGATGCTTCTTTTTCGAAATCCACTGGTGCATGGTGATGGCTCATCTAATCACCCGCCTTTCGTTTCCATTCCCCCAATTGCTTCCGGGTCCGGAACCTCTCCGATTGCGTTTTCTAAATAGATGCGTTTTACTTCCGCTTGAACCTCTTCATCTTCCCATTTTGGGTGGATTAATTTCACCTTTTCTTCTACACTCATCGCTAATGCGCTGTTCATATTGTTTAAAGTACTAGAAAGTTCATTCAAATTAACCGTCATTGGGTCTGGAAACTCAATTATTACCCTGATTTCATCACGCATTATTGCTTTTTCTTTATTGTTTGTTCCGCCAGTTAACAAATATAGGAAGTCCCAAAGCATCTGTTCGTAAACATTTTGAATAAGGCGTTTTTTCTTCTCAATTTTACGCACTGTCGCGTCTTGTAAACTCCAAATTTCGGTCGCCTTAACTTCTCTATTACCTAGATTAAAAGTAGCGGGATTATAACCAGATTTCGAAACAGCTTTCTGAGCAAAATATTCCATCGTTTCGCGATAACTACCGTCTCGGAAGTCTCCTTGCATGAATTGAATCATGTCGTTTAATTTCGCCCCAGCATCTAATGTTCCTTTGAATTGCATAAAGTAATCTTCATCTACATTCATGGACCATTCTTCTTTATCTGTGTTCTTATTAACTTTTTTTCTAAACATTCGTTCACTAGCCGCTATTTTTGTTTTTGTTTTCTCTCCTTCGCGCATATAAACAGTGAAAAAGTAATCTACTGCAAATAAATAATTAGTACATTGCGATAAGTCCGATTCCCCAAGATTAAGATGCGGGTATCTTGTGTTGCTTGGACTATTATTTATTAGATATGCGCCCATGCTTTTTAAACCAATTGATACAGAATGATTCAATTGAATATTATTCGTATCTAGATAGCTTGTAATCATTTCCGGGAGCCTCTCAGCATTGATAGGAACAGCTTTATCATTATCTATTTTAATGACAGAATATGTTACAAATCCGCCAGATAATGTATTACTTTCTTTGTCTTCCCATTGTTTTATTTCTCGACTTTCAACTAAATAATATATATCCGCTTTATTACTCGTCGGTATTTCCTCAAAAAAATTAAACCGAAATGGCTCATTGTTTTTAAAATCTATCCAAAATTGGCTAGAGCTATGAACGCTAATAGATGGTCGCCCATTTAAAATGTTGATCTTTACAGCGGATACTCCGCTCCCTCCTGCTAATTCAACAATTTTCACGCTCTTACTATCAAAATTATCAATCCGTAATGCTTCTTTCAGTTGCTTTGTTAAGTTTTCATCCTTACTGCCATCAACCCCTGTTACATCAATACTTAAAGGCTTTCCAGATATATACTCAGCCGCAACAACAACTATCTCATTGCCTGTTCCAGAGTTCATTAACTTATCGTGTACGGTTGGCACATATCCTTGAGCCCACAACGAAGTTAAATAGGAGTCTTTGCTCCATTCTTTTTGATTATCTGGAACGAGCGGCAGATATTTTGGTATTAACTCCGGTTCGCTGCCATTAGGTTTTCCATTTAGCCAGCCTTTAATAAAACGTGTCATTACACTCCAAACACCCATTTAATCACTCCTTTCTATATATCTTCATAATTCCTATAAAAGTAGTTTGTAGCGTATCTACTTGTATCCATCGCGTGATTATTCTTGTCAACTGGTTTCCCGCTGTTTTCGTCGCGTACATACATACCAATTTCTTGTAGCCAACTGTAATGGTCATATTGATCGTTAGGTTGTTCAACAAGCAAATAACGCCTTTCACTTAACAACGACTGCATTCGCTCAATACCGACTTCGATACCTTGCGCCTTCCCTATCACATCATGCGCATTGTTGTCTGCTCCTGCTGTATCAACACCAACTTTTTCCAATTCTTCACGAAGCCACCGACATGCTGGGTCAATAAATACAGGTTCAGCTACTGGAACTTCATACTCTTTCATACAGAATTTAATGAATTGTTTTATCTCAACAGCATAGGTTGAACCAGCTTTTACTTCCCCTGTATCTCTACCGCTGTGATAGTATGATGCAACTTGGTTTAATTTGTATTTATAATATCCATCTGCCTCATGCTCTGTAATTACATAGCACTCACAAACAGTAGCATCTTGTTGTCCTCCATCACCAAAAAAGACCATTTCGATTGGATGGCCTTGCATTTTTTTAATTTGATTCGCTTCAACGTCAAACGTTTCATAAATGATGCCTGCTGGTAAAACTCTTTTCCCATACCAATCACGTTGCAACAAATACGCCGAATGTTTGACCTCGTTATATATTTCTTGCTTGCGTTCGTCTGAAAGAGCCGGATTGTCTTTAGCGGTCCAATGCCTCCATTTGTAACGCCCAGACTTCTCATACTGCGAAAAGATTTCTAACACTGGATGATTGGGTGCCGGTGGATTTAATTCTGCTAAATGAAATCTATTCTTTGCTGCAAAAGTTCGTCGAAAGCATTCTTCGATAAAATCTTTATGGAGTAAATTAATTTCTAAAAATGTAACGGTTCCCAGTGACATACCAGTAATAGCGCCAACACTATTGATCTTCCCGCCGCCTTTATAGTAAATTTTCTTTGGCCCATTCGGAGAATGTATAAGAAGATGGTCGCCATGTTCATCATGTTTCATTTCTGCAAGATTACCAAATATGTGCATCAATCCAAAGCCGTCACCGTCCATAAACAGTCGAAAAGCTTGTTCTTGATTGTAAGCAGTGACTAAATGATTCTGGTCTTCTGAAATAGAGTATATATAAGCCATTTTAAAGATGTCTGCTGTGGTTTTTCCTGATCGAGGAGTTCCCTCGTTGACTTCAAGAGTTACATTTTGAAAAGGGAATGTAATAGTTTCCTGTTGCTTTGGCGTAAATACTAGCTCATCAATTTTACTCAAGGTCTCCGTTTCCTCCTTTGGCAACATCTAATAGTTTATTAAGCAATGTAGTATCTTTTTCAGCGCCTTTAATAAGAGCTGTGCGGGCCTGTATATTATCTGTTGATGCAATAATTTGATTAAGCTTAGCCTTGCGTTCATCATGCTCATCAGCAATCGCAATAAATTGCTTAATCAACCCACTTAGTGTAGACATCGCACGACTTTGTGCATTTAAAAAATTCGCCTGTTTGTCCCAAGCGAATTGATACTCATATTTATCAGAACCACTTTCCCCGAATCCAACTTGTGTTTGAACTCTCGTTTCATCCTCGGTGTTTTCTACCCACATAATTTTCTGTGCTCGGATAATAGCGGCGTATTGAATTTGTATCTGTCCCCAAATTAAATCAGTTGGTTCTTGTTGATCCATCATACTAATAATTTCTATTGTGTCATCCGGAAGATATTTAGAGTACAATCCATGTGTACGTGCGTTTTGATTACCTTTAGGAGCGGCGCCGCCTTTATTGTTCTTAGCATTCCCGTTCCCTTTCATTGAATAGTAACGCTCCTTTTGATTCGTAACGTTACTATTGGCGTTATCACTCCAGTTATCTTCCGATTTCCATTTCCTAATCTGTGATGGTTTACAATTTAACTTACTGGCAATTTCCACAAGTGGCATTGTCTTATCTGAATCAAGCCACATTTTCTTTGCTATGTCTCTATTTGGATTTCTTGCTCTAGCCACTCACTTCCACCACCTCACATTCTGTGTTTGTTTTGCTAATTAATTATTATCTTTAATTGCTCCTACAATGATGCTTAGAGCTTCTAAATAATCACTCTTAGCTTGTTCAAAAGTCTTACCATTTAGCATAGCTAACCGCTCTATTTTCATGTAATGAATCTGGGCTAATGCAAAACTTTGTTCTTGTTCTGAACCAGCAATATTTATTTTGAATTCCGGCTCTTTTCCTTTTACCTCAGTTATCCCCGCTTTTATAATGTCTCTCATGTAATTAACTCCTTCTTCGTTTTTTATAATATACTCGGCAAGGATTTGCACCTTGCATGAACTAATTAATTTGTTTTACAGGAGTTTTAAGCTAAGACATACGTTTCTTAGCCACATTAGTTCTATCCTGTGCTTCGTCTACCTGTTCCGCCACGAGTATTTTTTATAAATGAGAAGTGGAGCGCAGACTCAATATATGATTTATTTTTGTAATCATCTTCACTTCTCACTAATAACATTTTATCACCTTTTTTTACTCAAAAAGTGCCACAAAAGTGCCATTTTCAGTTTAACACTTCAATATTGAGCGTAGTTGCTAACTCTATGACAGCCTTCCTTTTCTCACGCTTATACTGTCGTTCTTCGTAAGGAATATCAATCATAATGACAACATCTTGGTAGTTATGAATGTACTTCTCAAACAGTATTTTTCTATGAATGTGATCTAGTTGATTCAAAACAGCATCGTATCTTTTAACAGCTTCTTGTGCTGCATGAACATTATCGACATTATGAATAGCAGCATCTTCTACTTTTGAATGAAATTCATTCCCAAAGTTTGGTGGCGTAATTTTATAAGTTGTTGTTAGTGTTGGTAATTTACGACTTCCTGCCATTACACGCAGCATTAAATAGTCTTTAAAGAACTTTCTTACTGCTCTAACAGTTTGTATATAATTAATGTCTTCAACTTGTGGTAGGTTGAATAGCTGTTCCAAATCATCGCCCCCAGTGATTGTTTAAAATATATTACTCCATGTCCACCATATGCCTTTAATTATGATTCCTAGTACAAAGATTATAACTAGCACCCACAACGCATAAATGGTAAACGCCCCTATAAATTTTGCTGTTTTATCAATCATGCTAATCCTCCCAATTTTAGTCATTCCAGAATTCTTTACTTTTGTGATAAATCCCTGTGTTAAATCTGCGATGATATTCTTCTTTGTTTCTTTGTGTGAAATTAAATATTGTCGATCTAGCTATTTTAAAATAATCCGCAATCGCGTCTCCCGGTACGCCTGCGTGTCTTATTTCAACGAATTCAGCTACTGTAATGTCGTTCCATTGTTTGTTCCCAATAAACCTTTTTATCGTTTTATTCCAAAAGTTTTTCTTCTTTTCCTCTGTGTTCCTGTTCATCAATTGATTTAGCTCACGTTGTAGCTCTTTTAGCTCGTTATGAGGTAAATCATTATTTGTAATATAACTAATAATCTCCCGCTGCCTAGCCTTGTTCTCTGTTACTTCCATTACCGCCATCTCTCACACATCCATGAATTGTTTGCCTTTTAGTTTCAAACATTTAATTGATTGCATATACCGCATTTCGAAAAGTTTTTGCTTGATTCGAAACTCTTTTGTTAACATGCCTTTGATGTCGATTAATTCCTCATGTCCATCGCTGTATCGAACGAGAAAATCAGCTTTATATTTAATCGCTCGATACAGTTTTCCGTTTTTTCTAAACGAGTCTTGTAATGTGAATTCTGGTTGTAAATCGAAACTGGTTACTTCACCAGTCAATTTTAATAGTTTCAATTGCTGATAATATGCCGCTTCTGCTTTGCTATCGAACTTTATATTGTCAATAACTACTTTCTTCGCATTGTATTTACTTCGCGTATTCGTTCGCCTCGTTAATGACGAACGCGGTATACTTTGCCTCAATTTCTTCGTCCTCCATTTGTTCGATTTCGTTAATTTGGTAGTTTGTGACTTCTGCAATCGCGTTAGCCATCTGCCTAATGCTCATTGATCTATTTCGCAACTTTTTTATTGCTGTTTCTGCTGTCATTTTTATTCACCCTTTCGCTCAAAATGGCAAATCATCTTCATTAATATCAATCGGCTTACCCTCATCAGCAAATGAATCCTTCTTCTGGCTCGAACTAGCTCGATATGAGCCGTTTTTATTGTTATTTGAATAATTAGCTTCGTTTTGATTATTATTCGGTGTAGAGCCTTCTACAGCGTTCTGCTTAGGTTCCAAAAATTGAACACTCTCGGCCACTATTTCCGTCACATAAACGCGCTTACCGTCGTTCCCCTCATAGTTACGAGTTTGAACGCGACCATCAACGCCTGCCATGCTTCCCTTCTTCAGGAAATTAGCAACGTTTTCTGCTGGTTTACGCCAAACAACACAATTAATAAAGTCAGCTTCTCGTTCTCCTTGTTGGTTAGTGAAAGTACGATTGACAGCTAATGTAAAAGTCGCAACAGCCACACCAGCTGGAGTGTAACGTAAATCAGGGTCTTTAGTTAAGCGTCCTACGAGCATGACACGATTCATCATTCATTCTTCCTCCTTGTATTTTCCTAATTCTGCTTCCCACATAAAAAAATCTATCTCTTTATACACCTTCTTTGAAACCAGTACTCCTACCCACAGAAGCAATGCACCAGCCACCGTTAAAAATGTGATCATTGGCTTAATAAACAATAGTGTAGCTAGTAAAGTTACAAATATAATAATTAATATAGAAATACCTAAGGCAAATTTATTCATGCTATCAACCTCCAAGCCCAGCGAACGGAACGGTCCAGAAATAGTCTTCGTGTTCTTCCGCAACGTCCTTGACTATTTTTCCTTTGCACAGTTCTATTTCTTGTGTAAATTCCATACCTCGTTCGAATGCAAATATTTTCATATCCAAATCATATTTTTTTGAATGATCTACATAATTATCTGATATTACTCCCCACGCTTGCTTGAATCCTTCTATTTCGATTTGCGGAATTTCGTCGTCATCTTCGTACAAATCAAAAATTAGCTCAGTATTGTAAATAAAAGCTCTTCTAGTATTGTTGATGTAAAAACCATCTTCACATCTAAATATATATTCTCCGTAATTATTTATTTCGTGTTCAACAGGCCTGTGTTTATATTGAACTTCGTCATTTAAAAAAATGGGATACGTGCTACCTAATAGCTCGTTTTTAAGAAAATTCAATATGTTCTCTTTTGTTCCTCTGATTTTAAGTGAACCTTCTGCCCAATTTGGCATTTATTTTTCCTCCTTAATCTAATCCTTCATATAGACTTTTTGAAAAATCATTCTCATCTATGTTCTGAATACTATTGATTGCATCAACCAATTTCGCCTTTGTTTCGAGACAAGGCTTATAACCGTAACCTACGTACCTAATCATTCTTTCAAATGTCGATATCGGGAAATTAAGAGTATTGTCAACCACCAACCTTTTGAGATGTAAGTGTTCAAAAAATTGGGGATGAATTACTATCCGATGCTCCCCGTCAACAACGTATCGTGCTACTTTGGTAACAGTAAAGTCAAAGTTACTAATAACCTCTTCTGGTTCCCCAAAAACAGAGCGAACTAACTCTAATTGGGTTTTTGACGGAATGTGTATAAAGGCGACGACTTTACCAGTTTTATACACAAGTTTAATATGGTTTGCATCGCTAGCACATTTCTCGGTGTAATAATGAATTGCGTCATTTAGGTCTTTTTCGTTGCGGAAAAACATGTCAATATCCTTCACTTTTTCATGATTAAAAATATTTTTAAAACAGCCTCCCGCTATGAATCCATCGTGACCTTCTAGGAACTGGTCTAGGAAATTGATTTCGCGGTATTGTCGAGCTTCCTCATGTTTGTAAATCATAATTTTCTCCCCTTCTCAATTCTGCGTTTCGTTCCATCCCTAATCGAAATCCACCAATTCCAGCGAATAGATCTAAAAAGTTCACGTCTGCACCTCGTTTCTCTCCGCTAACTTCGCTTTACCTTTTTTAAATTTCATTGTTTTCCTCCTCCAAATCCTCTTCAAAATCCGCTTCCGTCAAAATATAATTAATCGCGCGATAGTATCTACGTTTTAAAAAGTCATTGCTAGCGTGAGTCTGCTCAATAGAATCTTTCAATTCTTCTAAAGTTCCTTGAAAACATCCAGTCGTCCAGATTTCCAGCTCTTTGATATACGTGATTTGATTGTTTTTTCTCGTAGTATTAATTTGTACAGCTATTACAGTTAGACTGACAACATCCCGCCAATTAATCCAATTTAAATCTGCATAACTTAAATTTGCACCACTAATTTGCACCTCTTAAATTTGCACAACTTAAATCTGCATAACTTAAATTTGCACCTCTTAAATTTGCACGTTCTCCATATCCATCACGTAACCATTTCTCATGCTTTTCTATAACGACATCTAGTTCTGCTTGATTCATTCTGCTTCCTCCTAATCCAGTTTTATAACTCTTAGTCCCTTCTCTGACGTTCTTTTTCTGTAAGAAGGCGTAGCGTAGAAAAATATAGTTTCACGCTTTACTTTTCTAAACTCTGCTAATTCGTCTAATGTACCGATTTTCAACAGATCGTCGCCTTTGTAGAGGGCGTATTCTGTCATGCTCTCACTCCTCTAAACCCATTGAATTCGCTTATCTTCCAACGCTGAAATGTTATAGCATATCCAGCAACAGCCTCTATTGAATGATGTTGAATGCCCTAAAAACTTAATTCTTTTCTTAAATATCAATATCGCTAATTTGTCACTATATTGTTCGAATATGCTTGCTCGTTTCTCAGTTTCGAGAGTCGAGAGCGGCAATAGTAAAGCAAATGACTTTATTTTCTTTTCGTCTATTAGCTGAAAACTACGCTCTATAATTTCGTTTTGCTGTGAAAACGGCGGGTTACTAATCATTAAGTCACAATCAATTGGTGGTTCCGTTGTAAAGAAATCATTTCCCACATCATCAAAAATATGTGTCGCTTTATATTTAAGATTTAATTCTTCTGCTCTAAGTTTGAACAAGCTGTCATAATGATTGAACGGGAACCACAGACTTTTGAACGACTCAATATCTATCAAGCTGTATATGTCTTCAACAACATAACGCGGAGTTGCAACGTGGTCTTTATCCGCTTTTTTTAATTCGTACATAGCCATAGCTTTTTTAATAGCTTCTAAAGTTTCGTACTCATTTGCGATTGTTTTCATGCCTTCGCCTCATTCCTAGCCGCTAACTGTGCTTTAATTTCAGCGACTTTCTTTTCTAAGTTTTCGCTTGATTCTGTTGTTGAAGTTTCTTGTTTTGTTTGTTTCTGTTTCAAGTGATCCGTGCATACCAGTAGAAACGTAGAATCTTACTTTTTTATCGTTCATTCCGCCACCCAACGTTCTTTATAGACATCATCTACTTTTTCTAATTGACCCGAATACACTAAAATGACTTTTATCCAATCAAGACTATTCCAAATTTCCTCTGGTCTACTCGTGTCGTCATGAGGATGTATTCTTTCACTCATTTCTTCTATTGCTTCATAATAATCAAAACTTTTAACATATGGTCTATCATCTCTAGGACCTGAAAGTAAATCACGTTGTTTAGGACTATAAATGTAATCAATACTTACTTCGCAGCAACAGCCTGCTGTCCAAACGCTAGTCCCCTTATCATCAAAGTTATCCGTCATCGTAACAACTGGTAAATCAGGGTTTTCGATAATTAAATCTGCCAATTTTTTCATTTCTTCTTTTTGTCGTTCATTTACTCGTTTCATTCCGCCACCTCCAACAAATCCGGATTTTCGTGTATGTTGCCGTAAATCTCAATCTCTCTCATGCTTCACCCTCCGCTTCACCAGCCGCTTATATAAACGTTACGTTCATTTTCGATACAGCCTACTTCTTCTATTTCCGAGTGATTCCATCCGATGGTTAGCAAAATCTCTGCATTAGCTGGAAGCTCTTTTAGTTTCTCTATTAACTCGGCTACTGTCATCATGCTTCACCCTCCACTTCCTCAACAGGTTCCTTAAGTAACCAGTATGCTTCACCTTTATTCATTGCTTTAATCTCTGATTCTGTGAATTGTGTTTTATACTCACTTGCTTCATCATTACTACCTACAAGTTTCTGATTATCATAATGAACATTTAGATAACCAGTTGCGTGGTCAATAAGTTGTACATAATAAAGCGGTTCTTTCTCGACTTCGTAGCCGTCCATCCACGCGCGGGCGAGTAGTTCTTGATTATCAGCTGATGAAATTAACCATCCGTACATTTCATCAGGCATACCTGCATTGCCATAATCTAACAAACAAGCTAAATCGTATTCTCTTTGTTCACAGTGATTTATCCAGTCATCGGCAAATCGCGGAACTACTACCAGTTCTGGTTCCTTTTCTTTTGCAATAAAACAATCTTTAGTAGCTATTATCTTGTCCTTAGAAACTTTCACTAAAGAGTTGCCTGTTCCAAACTCTTTACCGTTGTACCAACCACTTAACAATTCATTGCCTACAATTACGTGTACGTTTTCGCCTTCCTTAAATCTCATGCTTGTTCCTCCTTCATAAAAACTAACCAGTGCGTTTTAGAACGCTTATTACCGAAAAGCGGTTCAAAATCAATTATCTTTAAAATCTCGCTTAGCTTTATTTGGTCTTCGTTCCATTTGAAAATTAATGTTCCGTTCGGTTTCAAAACTCGCATACATTCTTCAAAACCCTGACTTATATCATCTCTCCAAGTTAGCAAATCCAACTTCCCATATTTCTTGGCCAACCATGATTTATCGCCTGCTTTGAGCAAATGCGGTGGATCAAAAACTACTAAGTGAAATGTGTTAGTATCGAATGGCATACTCCTAAAATCTGCTACTACATCAGGCTTTACGACTAATTTCCTGCCATCGCACAATTCAGTTTCAAGCTCTCTATTGTCCATAAACGTAACGTTTTTATTTGTGCGGTTAAACCAGAACATTCTGCTACCGCAACAAGCATCCAATATTTTCACTTTCTAGCCTCCTTCTGTTCCTCCATAAGCCGTTCGGTAAGTGACAACACATATCTTCTTTCTAACGTCTCACATAAATTCAGACTGGCTCTATACTTTATTTCGTTAAACGTCATGTTTGTAACTGCTTTTGCGTCATCATAAATCGTTAAAGTTTTGTCTTTGAACATTGCCGGATTTCGCAAAATAAATTTATACATTTTTGTAATGTGATTATAGTGTCGAATTTTTGTCGGCTTCCCACCAAGTCTTGACACGTGCCAGTAATATTTCCCCAAGAAATTTCATCCTTTCTAAACCACTCTAATTACTCTTAACCCCTTATCAGTCGTCCTCTTTTGATACGTAGGCGTAGCATAAAACAAAATCGTTTCACGCTTCACTTTCTGAAACTCCGCTAGTTCGTCTACTGTGCCGATTATTAGTAGTTCATCCGCTTTATAAAGTGCGTATTCTGTCACGCCTGCACCTCCCTTTATCACTCATAATTCTTAATCTCTTCTAGCTTTTCAATCAGTTGTTCATTCGTTAATTCAAGCAAAATATCTTTTATAGAGTTTTTTCCGTCATGAGACTTTACAAGTACGAGAGATACAAAATTATAATCAAGGTTTTCTATCACTCTCGCTTGATAGCCATTTTCAAAACTATAAGCAGTTAGTTTTATACCGTTGTCACTTAATCTTGTTCTCTCTGTGATGTATTCTTTATACTCATTTGCGATTGTTCTCATGCCTTCGCCTCATTCCTAGCCGCTAACTGCGCTTTAATTTCAGCGACTTTCTTTTCTAAGTCTTCGCTTGATTCTGTTGTTGAATTTTCTTGTTTTGTTTGTTTCTGCTCTTTGTCGAACCAGTCCGGCAATACTTCTTCTTTAACTGGTTTGTTATATTTGTTGTAAGTGGGCTTGTTATANGTTTTTAAGAATCTTATTAACATAAGCGTAATTACGTTTGTTAGCTCCTTGCTCTGATGTAACTTCCAAAGCCTTCATGACAATTTCTCGATTACCTGCAAAATCATCTACCCATGCAAGTAGTTTTTCTTGCTCGATCGGTAGCATCATTCCGAATCCATTTTGTTCCCAAAAATCCTTAAAATTTAAATCGCTGTTGTTAATGTTAATATCTTTATCTAATTCTTTATCTATATCTATTGCGTTACTTTGCGTAACAGTAACGCTACTTGTAACGTTACTCTCTTTATCCCCTTTACTATCACCACTCGCTATTCTGTTCTGCCGCATAGCTTCTCGATGTTTTTCCACTCTTTTTCTTGTTTGCTCACGAACCCTTTCCATGCCATCAACATTTTGATGTTTTTCCCAATTTTCTATTTCAATCAATCCATTTTCTGTTTTTTGAATCATTCCGAAGCCCTGTAACGTATGTAACGTTACACGTATAATCCCAACATCACGGTTGAAAAGGGTCGCGAGCATGTCTTCCGTATACGGTACATTTTCATTTAAATAAATGCGTCCTTTGTCGTTAGTTTTTCCAGCTAAAGCTAGAAGCCTAATCCATACAATGAGCATCTGGTTACCTTCTGGCATTTTTTCGAGCAACTTAATCTTTTCATCGTCAAACATATTGACGGATAACTTTATCCATTGAATCCCCGACATACTCGCTCCTCCTGTTTTAATTAACTTGTTTTTGCGCCTCTATTTCTGCCTCTAATTTTTTAATTAGTGCAGAAGCTTCTCCTTTACTCATTGATTTTGTATCCGTAACTTTATAGCTCTCTAGTACATATTTCGCATCATGTCCGAATGGTTCCCCGACAACTTTAGCCTTTGCAAATATAGCCTTTCTCTGTGCATCTGACGCTAAATTATTGTTTTGCGTTTGCGGTTTAGCTTGATTTTTATTACTTGGCTTTGTATTTCCGCTTGCGCTGTTACCGTCGTCATCTTCATCACTTGCAATCCCAAAAGCGGCGGATAGTGTGTATCTGCGTGCGTATGTCAGAGCGCTTCCGGCTCCTTGTGCTGTGTTTTTATCAAGAGGCAACATAAACGGGTCGAACTCAACAAATTCACCACTAGCGTGCATTAAAATCGTTTTTACACCCACTTTATTTTCTTCCGTTAACGGAATTTGGATATAAGATAATCCTAATTTGGGAGCATGTTTTTTTACTGCGCTAATTACGCTCTCTAAAGGTACATATTTGCTTTTAAAAAATGGATTATCCGCTGATTTAGCAGGTTGTTCGGCTTGCTCTTGAAATTTAGATAATGCTTTACTTATCTCAATAATTGACTCGCTCGTTTTCATATTCCTACCTCACTCTCAATGATTCAGTTTGTACTAACTCAGCCCCTGGTACTTCTCTGCCCTCTTTCAGAGCGCTTGTAATAGCTTTTTTATCCAATTTTTTGGGTTGTTCGACTAAAAACATGAATAACTTTTCTTCGTCCTCTAAACGCAAGCTAGGAGGGTTCTTTTGAATGCTGATTGTAAATAAGGGGCTTTTAATTTTACGGATATCCACTTTTAACATTTCGCTTTCTAAATACTCTTTCATATTTTTTGCTTTTGCTTCTAGCGCTTTTTTACGCTTCGTTAACCTCTCTACTTCTTTAGCTAATCCATCGGTCTCAGCATCAATACTTTTTACCATTTTTATAATGTTTTCCGCCTTTTCTTCTATCGGCTCTCTGATGCTGTCTAAAGTATCTTGTAGCGTTTCTGCGTCTAAGTCCTCCGCCATTTCTAATACTTGATTATATGCTTGAGTCAATTCGTATAATTTCATGCCTTTATTCCTTCTCTCTGCTCGATTTTTTTAGCTAGCTTTTCATGTATATCAATTAATTCATCAAATAGTTTAGATCCTTCTAAGTTAGTTGATTGCTTCTTTAGTAAGTTATAAAGCGGTGTTAATTCATCGTCATAATCATGTATCACGACTTTAAAGCCATAATGAATCGTTTTAAAATTATCCATGTTATCCCTCCATTGCTTAATTTTTGGATTTAAGGTATAATTTCTTTAAGGTAATATCTTAAATCCCGGACTCACACTGCTATGTGGGTCTTTTTTTATTCTTCGTTTTCCGCCTCTTCTTCATTAGTACGCTCTAATTCCTCTAAATATTCGTTATGCCAAATTTGGCTTATCCTTTCAAAACTGGACCAACAAGCATCAACAACCATCGGATTTTCAACCACGTTTATCACTTCCTCTCAGCCAGTAGCCTGTTATCATTGACATTAGCGACACGAAAAACAATATAATAAATAAATCCATCAGCGCGAGACCTCCTCATAGCCTTTAAGCTTCAGCTCTTCGATATAGTCTGTCATTTTTTCGCAACCTGTTTCAATTAGTGCTATCTTCTGTCTAAAAGCCGGATTAGCAATCATTTTTGTTCTGTCATCTATGAAAATCTCGCTATCCCCGAAAATCATCTTTTTACGAAAAATTCGCTCCGCCATTGTTGTAGCCTCCTAAATTAAAATTAGAATTAAAATCAAATTACATAAGTTTATTAATGCTAATGCCGCTGCTATTATGACTAAGATGCTGTATAACATTTGATTTTTCATAGTGCACGCCTTGGCACAATAATTTCACGTAAATGGCCATCTACTAAATTTTTAGTCACTTCAAATTTTTGATTAAATTTATCTGCTCTTTTTTTTCGTTCTTTTTGGTCCATATTTTCAAATCGGCCTTTAACGATATTATTTAATTCCGCGAAATTAATATTTTTTGATTCATAACCCTCATAGTTAGCTAATACAAGTACTTTGTTCATTTTTCACAACTCCTTACTAGTCCAAATTTTTGATAATACTGATCACGTTTGTTTAAAACTTGTTGTAAATCTATGTTGAAAGCTTTCGCAATACTTGCGTTCAGAGTTAAAGCAGATGCAACTACATCTGTTATTTCTGAAATAGCTTGTTTTGCGGCTTCTCGTTGTAGCATGTCACCTTTTCTCAAGCTATATGTCATCGTTTCTAAGCCGTTTTTCAGCGTGTTTATTGCTTCTTCAACTTCTAGTTCAAAGCGGTTGGTTAAAGAAGCGTGATGGTTGTCTAAGCCATCAAGTAAAGGTGGTATCATTCCGTTACTAAATTCATGTGCGAATAAATAGGTGCTTTCTGGTTCGTTATAGCTATCAATTAACTGTTCTGCTTGTTCAAGTGAAACCGTTCGCTTTCCTCTTATCTAATTGCTTATTAGTGCTGGCGTTACATAACTATCTATCGCTAGCTCTTTTTGCGTGCGAGTTTCTGCTAAAACTTGCATCGCGGCTGTTGCTGATGTTGATTTTTGAAACATAATATCTCAATCCTTTTTGTTTATTTTTTAGCGACTAATTAACAACTTATCGTTATATACTGTTGTTAGTCGCTCCCCGTGACTAAGTTGTCTGCGAGCGCCGTTGTGGTAGGCGGCGCTTAAATTATGACTTGATTGTGTTCTTCTAATAATTTGTTTAATAGGTATATTTGACCTTTGCCAGTAACTCGATGTGTATAGGTAGTTATCATTAAGCCGTTTCTATCTGTATGAATATGTGTTTTTTGTTCGAATAATCCTAAATTCATTGCCTTTTGTGAGGGTTTGTTGTAATAAGCGCCTTTACTTAGCAAATATCCGCTACCTCTCAACCATTCAAAAAGCCTGTTTTGTCCTATATCTAATCCTTTTTGTTTTAGAATAGTAGCTAAATCTTTTACTAAAATTGTGTTCTCGCTCGTTTGTACAGCTTCCGCAAAAACTACTTTCGGCTTTTGTTCCTCAAGTTGCTTTAAAGCCTCTTGCTTCTCTTGTTGTTCCTCAATCCATTTTTCAGCTCTAGCAACTGGATCTTCTATCATGTATGAAAACGTTGGATATTCAGTTGCTAATTTCCTCGCTTGTTTTTCTACTTCAATGAAGTATTTTCTAATTGCTCGGCCTTGTTCCGTATTCTCTACCATCGCCAATTCTTTTCCAGAATCAAGAGTAAAGATATAATCTATTGATGTAGTGCCGCCGATTGCTCGTTTCTCATTTTTGAGAAGTGAGAAAAAATCTTCATTTTCCACAAATCCGTATTGGCGAATTCGTCTTTTAATCCAATCAGCAAATTTAGTTGTAGTCATTAGTTTTTCATGCAATGCTCTAGCGTTTACAAATTTTTCACCTTTTTCATTTTCTAAAACTGGCAACATTTCATTTGCAATTACTTGTAAATTTGACATTTTGTTCTCCTTTCTGTTCGCCCTTTCACAGTGCTATAGTTTTTGTGAAGGGAGGTGTTTTAATATGGCGATCGAATTGTCACTTACACAATTTTTAACTTATAGTTCAAAAGTTAGTACATCAGCAAAAATAAATTACGTTAGGCAAGTGAAAAATTCTGAATATGATCCATCCATTGATTATTGGAAAAAGCTGCATGATGAAATAAAGAAAACTCACAAAAAAAATTTACCTATAGAAGATTTACTCGAGCTTCCTAAAAGAGTCAGTGAAAAAAAGGCAAAAAATTATCAACGAGCAGTTACTAAATACGTTTCTTTTATTCGAAAAAATAATGCTTCGTATTTCCCTGTTGGAAAATCCTTTTGGTCTTATTCTGATGATTTATTTGTCCGAACTAGCCCAGAAATCGGATTAACAATTGATGGTAAAAACTTTCTTGTGAAAAATTATTATAAAAAGAAAGACACTAACACCAAGGTAACTAAGAGAAATATTGGTTCTACTCTCACCATGATGCAACTATCAGAAAAAGATTTTGCAGTAGATTCTTCAGAGTTTTCAGTGTTGAATTTACAAAACGGGGGATTAATAACTGCTAAACCCCTTATGAGCGAGTCTGTTTTAGAATTAGAACTAGAAGCGCAAAATTTTGTAAATATTTGGAACAAAGTTTAGTCTTCAGCTAGCTCTCCCATTATTTGAGCGCAGTTTTCACAAATGAACTTTCCGTTTTCTAGCTCGAAGTCTGCTTTTTCTAAACAAACAACACATTTATTAGTAGTATCGGTGTCGGTTTTCGCAGGATCGGCACCAATTGGTTCAAAACACAAGTCCTCAACTATTTTTACACCATCTACCTTAATTTCTAACGAGTTTATAGTGCTAGCCAAGTCTTCCACCAAAGATTTGGCTTCAATTAATCTCTTTTCTAACAAAGTGGCGTTTTCTATGGAATCCTCTACTCCATTCAGCTCTACTTTCATTTCGATAATTTTTAGCTCTTGATCTTTTTCAAGTAAACTTAAAATATTTTTTATAACGCTGTATTTAACGAATGAGCCGCTCTCTATCGCATTACCATTTTCTAAAATTGTTTCTAGTTTAATAATTGCTTGTTTGATGTTATTCATTTTTCTTCCTCCTAAATTATGATTTTTAGTATTTTCCAGACCATATTAGTCTTTGCATTTCTTCGCTGATCGTGAATGGGTGATATTCCACTTGTACAACTGGTAATGATCCTGCTTTTAAATCTAACTTGACCGCTGTAATTCCTTTTCTTAATTGCTTTCCATTAATTTCTAATAGTCCATAACAACAATTTCTATCTCCTTGCATCTCAATATTTAACGATTTCAAGTTTTCTGGAGGTATGATTTTGGTTTTAAAAACTGATTCTTTCTCTTCACTTCTTTTATTACTCAAATATCTTATGTTCATTTTTCTTCCTCCTCTATTTGTTTTAAAAAAGCCTCTACTTCTAAACCATCCACATCTATTCTTTCTGGATAGCATTCAATAATTAACTTTGGTCGTTTACCACCCAGTATTTCTAAATGAACACCTGTTACAAATTGTCCTACTTTCCAGTCTCCAAGTTGAATGGCATTATATGCAGACCCATCTTCTCTTTGACGAGTATTGATTGACAAAGTTAACTCTTCGTTACTCATGTTCTAGCCTCCTATTTTCTTTTGCCCAAATCGCCGTTAGTTTTTTCCGATAATCTATTAACTAATGAATTAATTTCTGAATAAAGTTCCGGCAAAATACTTAAATCGCTAAAATCTTCGCCAGTTATACTTAATTCAATGGTGAGTACTGACTCTTTTCTATTTCTCTTAGTTAGGAAAGAGTTTGTAAATGCAATTTTTTTCATTTTCTAGCCTCCTATTTTTGGTTACTCTCCAATCTGCTATAATTAGTTTGATTGGAGGTGATTATTTTGGATTACGAAAAAGCAAATCTTTCTTTGGAATTAATTAAAGCAATGTTAGAACATAATGCTCGAATTAATAACACAATCGGTCAAACTTCTATCGGGAGCACAGAAGTTTCTGCTGAAAAAGTTGCCAAAGACTTTTTACATTTGTACGAAGCTCTACCAAAATGATTTATTTTAGGATTTCTGCTATGGCTGCAACCATGGCAGAATCTCCAATTTTAATATGTTTTTCCAGATTACTTACGCCAATGTCTATAGCCCTTTTCTTTAATTCTCTGATTTCTTTTTCAACTTTTAAAGCTTCATTTTTTTCATCAACAGTCATTTTCTAGCCTCCTTTATTAGTTTGCGATTAACTCATTCGCTTTGCGCTCCCAGTATCTATTAATAGCAGCTTCTTGTTTTTCCTGGTTTTCCTCACGCCATTTCCTGCTATATTCTCTTACATGTTCTCTGTTCTTATCTCTCCACTGTTGTTGGTATACTCTCCGTGCTTCCTTTGCTTTTTCGCTTAACATGGTTTAGCCTCCTGTTTTGGTTACTCTCCAATCTGCTATAATTAGTTTGATTGGAGGTGATATTATGGCTTATAGCGAAAAAATTGCTGACGATATTAGAAAACTTTATGCTGCTTCTCCTCTCGGTATCTCCGAATATACTTTAGAACAGTATAGTCAGCAGGATGTCTCAGATACGGTTAATGCGATGCATGCAATTGATCAAGAAAAAATTCAAGAAACGGAAATTGATTACACGGGAACCGCTCGAATTACTTTTAACAAATAAACTACATATCCGCTGTTATTAGTATCTAGCGGCGGATAAATTTCTTATAAGCCTTTTATCAAACTTTTTCGTGACTTTTCGTTACAACTCTATCAAAAAAAATTTCATCTACCTTTCTATTGTATAACTTTGCAATATTAAACATCAGTGTTAAGGACGGATTTCTAGATCCATCTTCTATATATCCAAGATGTTGTGGCGTTATCCCCAAAGACCTTGCTACACTTGCTTTACTTCTCTCTCCCCTTAGTTCTTTAAGGTTGTTACTCATAAAATGCTCACCCTCTTTCGTAACTTTATGTTACTTTATATATATTAATATACACGTAACTTTACGTTACGTCAAGAGATAATTGTAACTTTTTTTTACATATCGAGATTTTAATTGAACGTAACACAAAGTTACTATATCATTGTGAGTACAGGAGGCGATTATATGTTCGGTGACAGATTACGTTCATTACGCGAAAACAAAAATCTAACTCAGCAAAAAGTAGCTGATGATTTGAATATAAAAAGAGAAAATCTTTCTAATTATGAAAGAAATAAAAGAGAACCCGATTACGAAATGCTGAAAAAACTAGCTGAATATTATGGAGTATCACGCTCTTATATATTAGGTGAAACAGATAAAAAACATTATTGGGAGTTGAATGACAAGGACGAACGAAGCATTCAAAAAGATCTTCAAAAAATGATTGACGATCTTTCTAATTCAGACGCCTTTGCTTACTCGAAAGAAGATGGAGAAATGGATGAAAACACAAAAAAACTATTAATTATGTCTCTTGAAAATTCGTTAAGGATTGCAAAAGAAGAATCTAAGAAACGATTTACTCCTAAAAAATATCGAAAATAAATTAGGTGGGATAGCATGGAGATGAGTGAATTTATACAGCAACAGATACAAAAGCTTGTTAATATTCATGAAACAAGAAATCCGTTTTTAATTGCGAAAGAAAAAGATATTCTTATATTAAAAGAAGACTTAGGTGAAGTTTACGGTTATTATAATAAAATAAACAGAATTAAAATGATTCATTTAAATAACCTCTTTTCAGATGAGCGGCAATTTTTTACTTGTGCTCACGAACTATGCCACGCTCTTATACATCAAGATGAAAATACCCCCCAACTTTCAAAACAAACTATTGTATCAGAGTGGAAAGTTGAAAAAGAAGCCAACTATTTTGCAACACAGCTGCTTATAGACGGAAGCCATTTAGAACATTATATTGATACTACAGATAAAATAATTAACTTTTATGGATTACCCGAAGAAATGAAAAAATATATATAAGGGAGAAAAACGAGATGACTAAATACAAAAGTCTATTAAAAAAATGGTGGTTTTGGTTACTAATTATCTTGCTTATCGCTATAAGTTCATTTTTACTTTGGTATACTCAATCTTATAATTCCGAATGGGGTAAAGGGCTATCAAAGGAAGACAAAGAGGTATTGGAAAAGGCAAATAAGTCAACAAACGAATTTAATAAATTTGCAAAAGAAGCTAACTCAGGCATCAAATCGTTTAATAATGACGCAACAATTAATCCACAAATAGTAATTAATCCTTTTACTAAAATGGGAGATAATATTACCGAAAGATCAGACGAATTTATTAAAGATTACGATGAATATTCTATCTCAATCCAAAATATCTTAAAAGATGATTATAATAATATAAAAAAACTTAGAGATGACGTTGTTGCACAACAGGAAGAAATTAAAAGTATTTACTCAAACGCTCATAATTATAACAGAGAATTATCCACTGTTGAATCTAGAATAGTAGAAAATATATATCAAGAAATGCATAAAGAACAAAAAGAAAGCTTAGGGTTAAAAAATCATGAATTCAAAAAAAATGCTGAGTTCAGTGATAAAGCAATAAAATTAATGCCTGGCGTTGATTAAAAGAGAGCCTCCGGGCTTTTCTTTTTACCGAAAAAAGAACATACGTACGGAAGGAGAAAGGAAATGAAGGCAGCTATTTATATACGTGTTTCTACTCAAGAGCAAGTAGAAAATTATTCAATACAAGCTCAAACTGAAAAACTAACAGCATTGTGCCGCTCGAAGGACTGGGACGTATACGATATTTTCATTGACGGCGGATACTCCGGCTCAAATATGAATCGTCCCGCATTAAATGAAATGCTAAGTAAACTACACGAAATTGATGCTGTAGTCGTATATCGATTAGACAGACTATCCCGCTCACAAAGAGACACAATAACGCTTATTGAAGAATACTTCTTAAAAAACAATGTAGAGTTTGTTAGTTTGTCTGAAACGCTTGATACTAGTTCCCCTTTCGGTCGTGCAATGATTGGTATATTATCAGTATTCGCACAGCTAGAGCGCGAAACAATCCGAGATCGTATGGTGATGGGGAAAATTAAGCGTATTGAAGCAGGTCTTCCGTTAACAACTGCGAAAGGTAGAACGTTCGGCTATGATGTTATAGATACAAAATTATACATTAATGAAGAAGAAGCAAAACAGTTACAACTGATTTATGATATTTTCGAAGAAGAACAAAGTATAACTTTTTTACAGAAAAGACTAAAAAAATTAGGCTTTAAAGTTAGAACATATAATCGCTATAACAACTGGCTAACTAATGATTTGTATTGTGGTTATGTTTCATATAAAGATAAAGTTCATGTAAAAGGTATTCATGAACCTATCATCAGTGAAGAGCAATTCTATAGAGTTCAAGAAATATTTACTCGTATGGGTAAAAATCCGAACATGAATAGAGATTCAGCATCGTTGCTAAATAATTTAGTAGTTTGTAGTAAATGCGGGTTAGGCTTTGTTCATCGTAGAAAAGATACAATGTCGCGTGGTAAAAAATATCATTATAGATATTATAGTTGCAAGACTTATAAACATACTCATGAACTCGAAAAATGCGGGAATAAAATTTGGAGAGCTGACAAACTTGAAGAATTAATTATTAATCGTGTGAATAATTATAGTTTCGCTTCCAGAAATGTAGATAAAGAAGATGAATTAGATAGCTTAAATGAAAAGCTTAAAATAGAACATGCAAAGAAAAAACGATTATTTGATTTATATATAAATGGCTCGTATGAAGTTTCAGAACTTGATTCTATGATGAATGATATTGATGCTCAAATTAATTATTATGAAGCACAAATAGAAGCTAACGAAGAATTGAAGAAAAACAAAAAGATACAAGAAAATTTAGCTGATTTAGCAACAGTTGATTTTGACTCTTTAGAGTTCAGAGAAAAGCAACTTTATTTAAAATCACTAATAAACAAAATTTATATTGATGGTGAACAAGTTACTATTGAATGGCTCTAG